CACCCCTCTACATCCATCTTAATGAAATCAATCTTAGGGAGATTGTAACTGTCCAGAGTGCGAGTCTCCACCAACTCTTTGGGCAAAGGCTTATTGAAAGTCTTATCAAGTAGGGTGGACATACCTGAATTATTATCTTTCGTTACCATATAATTTTTCTCTTCCTGATTACTTAAAGCAACTTGGTGTAATTCTATATGTTCTAATCCTTCACAATTCTTTATATGACATTCAATATGTTTACTTAACGGCTCAAAGGCAATTACCCTACAAAAATTTACTGCTAGTCTACGTGTCCATATACCAACGTGAGCACCTATGTCAAGTGCCCGATAACCTGTTGGTTTAATCTTATTATATTCCCTTATCTCAAAATTCTCTCCCCAAAACTTACATTTATCTTGTTCTGGAATGAAAATCCCTTTTTGTTCTCTCATCATTAAACTCTATTTCCCTGCTTGTCTGTATTTGTTAACACAAGACCATAATTGTTGTCCCTTTTTGGGATTGGCTGTAAGCCCTTTTTATATTTTAATTTGTTTTTCTTGAACGGATTGTAATCACAAAAATGATGCCATCTACCATACTTCCAAACAATTCTACATACGTCTGGGTGCATATCTACAAGCATTTGAGACTTTTTGATTGTGCCATCAGTATTGTACCCAGTCTCTTCAAATTGCTCGTTATCGGTACCCTCGGCGTGATAAAACTCTTCTGTGTTACCACCCTTTACTGTCTGTGTCGCACATTTCCCTTGAAGGAAGTGGTTGAATTGAACTGTGCAGTCACCATCTTTCAGTATCCGTAGCGATAAGTCTGTATCTTCGTTATAGCGACCTCTCCATCGATGTTCTCCTGAATTCTTAATAAGATTACAAGAGTATATTCGAGTGTTAGTCACATACGGAGGATACTTCTGATTAGGTGCAATAAAGAAACGATATTGTAGACCAGCCATCTGGATGTTCTCGTATCTGTCGCAGAAATCTTCGCACGACCTGAACAAGGCACCATTCTCTACTCGATATCTAAAGTTCTTGTGTAGTCGGTAGAAGTCTGCGATGTTGTCATCCATAACCCAATGCCATTCGGCTCCGAGTATATCTTTTGCGTGGTCCCAACACCAGTTTCTCGCCCGTCCTGGACCATCACCGTGATTACTAAAAGGTAAAAGCAAAAGCGTAGCATACGGCCTAAGATTAAATTTATCAAGGGCTTTTTCATAAGGCTCTTCGTCTTGTGGTTCAATAGCAATATAGTGGTGAATCTTCATCCGAGATAAACTCTTAGAAGTAATCATACTATCCGCCCGACCCTTGGATATCGTATACAAAGGATATTGCGGATATGTGATATCCGTACAAGGGTTATTTAAGGGCATTTGCTCTCCTGTTTGAAATGTGTTTCCTGTACATCTTCATATACAAGCATTGATGCAACGGCCATTGTAGTAATAAAAATAAAAATAGTTAATACTTTCATATCACGGTCACTCATTATTTCTGTAGGGTTAAGGGGTCAGCGTTGCCAATCCAATGCTTCGGGAATGACTTCTCCACGGTGCCACATCTATAAAAGGCAAAACAGTATAACACTATCGTGCCAATAATACATATCCAGGCTCTAATCATCGAAAAATTCCTCCAGTGATGGACCTTGGTTAATTGATTGATAGACTTTCTTCCAATATTTGGTGTTCTTACGTCTACCATCCTTCTCATAAATCTTAATTCCTTCTGGAAACTTGGTGCGAATATGCTCTAGGGCCATATAATGTTCATCTGTTTGAAAATGGTCCTTGGGTTGAACATCGTGCATATCAGTCCAAACAACTCTGGTTGATTGCATATCTTTTTTAAGTGACCCATTGTCATACATCCATTCTGTAGACTGGCGAGTGTTAATACCTCGTGATAGGCATTCATAGATAAACAGAACATCCTCTGCAACTCTGATAGAAGTAAGGTCCATTTCAGGCAAATGTTCTGATAACATTCTACCATCGATGAATAGCATTCCGAATACACCTTTAGTGTCTACATATTCTGCGGTTGCTGGTGGGGCATCTGGCGTGGATAATCCAACTATACCTATATCACATTCATCTAACCATATATTAAACGTAGCGAATGCTTCTAGTATTTCAGTTTGAGTGGCATCTCGTCTACTCGTTTCCATATTGGACTCTCCAGTCCAGTACTTAGAGTTTCTTCGTCTAATGGTTAGGTCATCATCGATGACTGCATACTTAATTGGACCTGCGTGTTCGTGGATAAATTTCCGTGTTCGTGATAGTTGGTAATAATCTCCAACAAAGGACTCTGGGATTTCTAGATATTCTGCCAAGTCATAACGATATAGATGCCGTTCGCCTGGTTCTACAACCATTACAACTCTACTCTGAAGTTCCGTGGGCAGATTATTAAATGTTATCTGATTATCAGCCCTTCGTACAGTTGGAATGTAAATACGTTCAATCATTCCTCATCCATCCAACGAAGGAGAGAATTTGCAGTAACATCTAGGTGGGGGTGCCAAGCAGACTTGGTCTTTTCGGTCAGTTTTTGGCCTATCTTATTCTGAAAATCTTCATAGTCTTCCTTAGTACGGAAAGCCATTATGACTTTCTTATATGGCTCATTCGCTTCTTGCGTATACGATGGCATATTCTTCCAGTGTTTTCTCCACTCTTCAATATCAACCTCTTCGTTGATACCAGATTCGCCATCTGCCATAAAAGAACCTAGGCTAGTCGGCAGATTTTCATCATTGACTTCGCCTAGGTAGTTGTCGTACTCGGCCGACTCTTTCACTTCAACTTTTCGCTTTTTGTCGCTCATAATATACCTTCATCATTTTAGTTGTTATTATACACCAATTCGAGGTGTTTGTCAAGTCTTTTTCTTTAATTATATGCCCATACGATATATGAACCATTTTCCCAGATTTCTTGTTCGTGTGCCCTACGATTTATCAGTCCTTGATTGAACTTTCCATCAGCACATACAAATCCAATCTTTGGGTCAAATGCTTGTCGTATGAACTCCTTCTCGTCTCCTTTATTCAACGCTTTGAGGGCCGCTGAATTTCTGAAAGCATCTCTGCCTACATTATATATCAGTGACACTAAAGCATCTCTTTGGTGTACGTTTAGTTTATAGGTAACGTGCTTATCGATATAGCCATTGGCCTCGAGAAGTTTGTATACCATAATTCGTTCTGCTTCTTGTATATTCGACTTCTTATCTGTAAATAGATATGCCTTAGTGCCATAACCTTTTGCTATATGGCCAACATCGTCATATTCTAATACTTCAATTTCTCCGTCAAGCAATGGTTTATTCTCCATTGTCTTTATGAACGTAGTCAGTTCCTCAGAGGGTCTCCAGTATTTGCTAGAGTTTTTAGGTTCAGCGATTACTTTCTTAATATCTGAAACTGTAACTTTTGCGGCAACTGAATCCTGAGGTAAACAACCTGACAGTGCCCAGACTAACATAATCATCAAGAGGGCGAATGAAAAAACTTTAATAATCATTCTAGTTCCTTATGTGAAATAATAGTATAGCAGTCCAAAAGTTGATACGAGTGTAATCACGGAGTTCGTGACAACGATGGACATTTTCTTCCAACGGGTTCCTACTAATACCCAGATAAGCCCACCCGCTATCATAAGATAGGGGCCTTCGGGATGATATCCGAGACTGTTTGCTAATGCACCAATAATGACAACGCCAGTACCAGTCCATTCTAAAAATTGTGTAAGCATTCTATTGTAAACCATCGCTTCAATTCGACTTAATTTTTTCATTACGAAACTCAAAATCAATCAACCTATCCTTTCACTTATAAAAGGGGTGTCGTGACACCCCCCAGATTTATCTACTTAGCAAATCTTTTAGTCTCGTGTGAATAATTTCCATAGTAAAACTGCTGAAATTAGTCCAACTAGACCTGCGGCACCTAATTGACCAACAATACCGAGAACGGTTCCGATAACGTCACCGCCTAAGAAAGGTACTGTACCACCGAAGGTTATTTGCAATACGATGGCTAGGGCAATTAAAGACACACCAACTTCTTGTGCGCCTTTGACGCCGTTTAAGATTTTATCTAACATAAACATCTCCTATATAAACCTCCTCGCTTTTTATACTGGTCGTAAGAGCAAACCCAGTCTCTCGTTCAAACAACAAGGTGAGAGTTCCTTAAATATTTATCTCTTGAGTCGAGGTTTATAGACTCAATTTCTTCTCTTTTAGAGTTTTTTTCACCGCGGCGAGGCTGTCCTCGTTCGCTTGATAACGTATACCAATACCGCCGTTGGCTTCCCATTGGGCGATATTACTTGGTTTATCGTCAATCAGAATATTTGGTTTCCCATTGAACGTAGCCCATTTGGCCTTATTACTGGTGAATATGAGATTTTTCTTTTTGGGTGGGGTGAAGCCATTTTCTTTCAGCCAAACTTCCTTCCAATAGGCAGAATTTCGTGCATCTCCACGTAGCGGACTTGAACAAATTCCCCAATCTTCTCCAGCAAGTTCTTTAACAAACTCAACTAATTCTTTAGATGTTGGATATTGCTCTAATGTATTAAAGAAATCAGTTTGTTGTAGTTCCAGTATTTTGGCCTCTACATCATCGATTTCTTTCCAGTGATTTACTCCGTTTTTCTTAGCGAATGCTTTAAAGAAGTTCGCAATAACTCCATCCATATCTAAATAAACAATCATATTTTTATCATTTTCAACTTTCTTAATCTTTATCATACTACTATTATAGCAGGTTTCGGCCATTTGTCAAGTCTTTTTTTCATCTTTTTTGTGCTCCAGACCTCTTTTATCTTCTTAATTCTAGTCACTTTCTTCACCATTCCCTTTGGAATTTGATGTATTGTGCCCACACATTTGTCTGGCCTCACTGTATCGGTGAGGTACATACACAAATCATCATCTAGGAAATGAATCCCATATGTCTCGAAATAATCATTTTCGATAGGCAAATCGCTCAAATCGTGCCAACCGTCATTATATGTACAGGCATCCAACCATTCGACTTTGACTAGCCATAGTGGAGGGTGTTCGTGTTTCTTCAGATTATCACAACTCATATTCAGCCTTTTCCCCGATTTAATTGGTGAGTTCTTCGTCAAGTGTTTCACGTTGCACTCTGCAACTTTCCCATCAAGACTTTTGCTTGTTCCGGACTTCACTCTTTGCCCTTATGCACTCAAGAAGTCCATTAATTCTCTTGTTACTTCAGCCTTCTTTTTGACTTCTTTTGATTCTTCCGTAATTTTTGGACGCTTCGATTCTATCTCTTCTTTGGTGATTGTCGCTGAATCACTATCGACAAATACACCCTTTTTAGGATATGAGAAGAATCCGAATCCCAATTCTTTCTGACGGAGTTTCGCATTGAATTTAACGAAATCCCCAACCTTTACATCTGCCTCTAAGAAGAATGCTGGTACAGTACCGAAAACTCGATACCCCTTGAAATCTTCTATTAGCATCTTATATGTATACGCTGACCATCGGCTCTCATATTGCTTAATAGAGACTACCTCTCCAATGACTTCGCCTTTTCCATCGACCATTGGGACTACCCGCTCTAATCGGGCTTTGTTCTTTTTGGCCCAGTCCTCGTCTTGCTTAAAACACTTTATTACCGCGGCCATCTGTTTGCCAGAGGCCGTCTTCCATTTCTCCACGTTAAAGAGAACGTCTTTGATGAAGGGATTGGTCCCTTCGTAGGAGGCCCGTATTTCGAGAAATTTCTCTACATCTACACCCCCTAAGTCGCCTTTGACCTTCAAATCTGTCATAGGATTCTCCTCATTATTTATAGCGATTTTACTCATTTTATAAGTCTATTATACTGTACCTGGTGCCCTTTGTCAAGTCTTTTTTGCTCTTTTTTTGTTGTATTTTTGCAACAATTGGCACTAGTGCCAATGCTGTTTGGAACTAGTTATAAAGCACTTTGTAACTAGTTACAATATAAATACTTATTAGACCACTACATTCGGGTTTAAATAAATAAGATTATAAAGGAGTACGTATAATGAAGCACATCAAGGAATATTTTCCGCTCATCGTGAGCGTATTTGTAATGCTAGTAATCAGTTTTGTAGCAATGCCCGTTATAGCAGGCAATCACGATGACCATAATCGGAACGAGGGCAGTGGAAGTAAAACACCTATGCCAGAAGTTCAAGGTGAGAAAAATCCAATGAGTAAATGGCCTGCGTTTTATGACTGTGGTCCATCCCCAATAATTCACGAACTAATTAAACGAAATGGTGAAATGCCAATGGTTGAATCCATTGGAGTTCTTCAAATCCCAGGTGATACACCACAAAGTCCGCCTCGAATGATGCAGGCTCCCATTACTCAATATTTTAATGGGAAAACAGGTACGTATACAATAGTATCCAATTTTCAAAATGGATACTCTTGCATATTGTTGTTTGGTCACGGCCTCAAACCCGCTGGCGGAGTTAGTACATCAATGCCACCAGGAGAATGGAAGAAGAAATTAAAAGAACCAGAAAAAGTCAAGCCAAACGATATCAAGCGTATTGATAATGGCACAGAGCAAATGGCAATTTTAACAAATTGGTGAGATGCTTTCTCTGGATTTCTGAAGATGATGAAGGAAATCAAATCTATACCATAAGGTGTTCATTTTGAAACCACTAGGAAATGAAAGACGGCATTCTCTGTCTAGAAAAGATGAAAAGGCACAACGCAAATCAGTTAAAGCGAAAGGGCGTCAGGCTGCCAGAAAAGAATTAATGTCCAAGGCATATCCTGCCATTAGACATAAAATCATTGACGACCCCAAATGGGAGTGGAGACACGAAACAAAAAAGGAGCCCAACTAAGGGCTCCTTTCTCTTTGTGTGTATCGTTTTAGAAAGAATATCTAAATCCGACAGTATACACTTGTGAGTCGCTGGTATCATCAATATGTTTACCATTGACAAAGGCACTAGCCGAAGAACTAAACTTATGTTCTGCTTCTGCTAGATATGAATCGGCACCATCAGCGATAGTTTGATAACCACCCTTCAGAGTAACCTTTCCAACATCCATAGAAGCAACACCAGTTATAGAATCCGTTGTAGTACCAGCAGAAGTTTTATCCTGCTCGAATATACCTCCAACAGTTACCGGACCAATATCAGTAGTAGCACCACCTAATATTGTACGGATACCTGTATTTTCGTCTTTTGCGTAAGCCGATACAAGATTAACACGACTGAAAATTGTGTGAGAATAACCAACTTCCCACGAATCAACACTATCTTTACCAGCAGAGCCATCTACAACGGCACTTGCCGCTAGATTGATATCATCTCCAAGAGATAAGGATACTTTCGCAGTGTTTGAATTGCGAGTCGCATTCCTACTCGTTAAATCTGTACCTTCTGCGAAAATGCCTACAGTGGCTTCACTGATACTATCTTGTATGTTTTGCATACGGCCTAAGGATAACGTGACGTTTTCTGTGCCAATACCTACAAAAGCATCTCTAGTTGTGAGTGCGTTTGGTCCGCTTGGGTCAACGTCTGCCGACAATGTACCGAAAATACGAGGTCCAAGTCGACCCTCTTCTGTAGACGAATTAACATCGGTACTAAACCTAGCACCAATAATTGTTCCTTTCGCTACGATTTCCGATGTACCATTATCTGACACCTGTAATCCTTGCTCGATAGACCCGAAAACAGAGGTGTCTGCTCTAAGGCCAGTAGTTGTCATTAAGACAATGCCCATCATTAGGGCGATTTGGGTTTTTTTCATAGTTCCTTTCCGTTCATTATTACATTAAAAACCATCAATCCTTCGATGGTTTGTCACCAAATGGTGACATAGGAGGTCGAGGCGGATGACGCACTTCTGGGTTATCCTCCTCCACTCCAATTCTTTCACTATCTCCGAAGAGCCTTATGTATTCAGAGTCCTTTGTCCAATCAATGGCATCGGCCCTAATTACACTGTCTCGTAATTCGTCTTTAGTCATATTATTCCTGCTATTTTATTTATACTATTTTTTTCTAGGCGGGTACTTATATTCGGTGGGTTATGAACCCCCTATGGGGGGTTCATTTCCATTATAAATGAAATCCGTAATCTTTTTCATCAAACGATGTGTGAGTAACGTGATATTTTTTCTGTTTAAAATATGCTTCAGAATTAACACTCTTGTCACAAATATACAAATCAAAATGAGGCTTTTCTCCCACAATCAAATCGTGAAATTTAGCACCCCAATCTTCGAGTTGCATTAATGTATTGCTTCTCCAATCCATTCCTGACGAACCACCTCGACCTGTCCAGTATGTGATGATGTGTCCCTCATCATATAATTTGTTTATCTCTTTGATTCTATCTGGATATGGTTTTGCTTCGAGATAGGCGTGGTCATCAGATTGTGTGCATATCGTACCATCGATATCCACGAAAATCAACTGCTTCTTGCTCAAGACAATACCTCCTCCGAGTCTATTCGGCCCGTGGTCTCATTTCTGGTTTGCTTTAGTCGTTTCATAATAGTTCCACAAACAATAACATCCTCTCCAAGTTTCTCTAGTCTATTAACGATATCAGCAACTTTTTCGGGGTCGACCACCATTATCATCCCGATTCCATCATTAAAGACTCGGACCATTTCTTCGTCCGATATCTCACCCTTCTCTTGAATGAACTTAAACTCTTCTGGTTTAGTCCAATTATTGTTCCAGTTCGGGCGTAAATTTAAATCTTCTCCTAAAAGCCTAAGAAGATTATCACGGCCACCACCAGTGATATGACAAATACCTTTAACATACGGTGCGAATTCTCGTAATATGGACAACACTGTATTAACATAGATTCGTGTTGGCGTTAATAATCGCTTGAGCATATCTGGGTGTGAGTCAGTATACAGATAACGTCTGTCTTGCCAAACTTTTCTAATCAACGTATATCCATTAGCGTGAAACCCACTAGACCTTAAGCCAAGCATTACATTTCCAGCAACAATCTCTTTTCCATCTATATAGTTCGCTTTGGGACAAGCACCGACACCAAACCCTGCAATATCGAAAGTTTTTATGTCAGGATGTATAGCAGTCTCACCACTGATTAATGGTGGACTCCCTTCTAATCCTTTTAGTGCATCACGAATGCCATCTATCAATTCTAGATATATATCATCAATCTTAGGTACTGCTAGATAATCATTCATAAACAGAGGCGTTGCTCCGCTACAAACTATATCATTAAACACCATTGCTACTAGGTCTTGCCCTAGGTTCTTGATGCTTACTCCCTCAACATCTGAATTATCTTGATATAACTTAATCTTTGTTCCTATTCCATCACAACCTGATACAAGGTAGTCTGAACCAACATCAAATGCTCCAGAGTGTCCTCCCAGCCAGGGCATTCTCATAGCCAATTTTACGTTAAACAAGTCTTGTTCGTGGAGATTAACTCCTACTGATTCATAATCCATTTACCACCTTCCGTCAGGACATTTGCTTGATGCTAATCTCGTTTTGGCTTTGAGCATACATCCGCAAATATCACAGTAATTAATCCAACCTCGTGAGAACAAGTCCCGTGAATGAGGACATTTCTTACAAATTGCCAAACGCTCTTCCGAGAGTTGTTTTGCTTCATCACTACTTATATTCATTACTGATTTGCCTACTGCCGACCAATCGGCAGCCTCTTCTTTGCAAGTCGGACAATGTTTAACATCATACGTCTTTAGAGTCCAAGGATTTAGGCCTTTCTTCTGTTTAGCCATTAGACAGTAACATCTACTCGATATTTTGGATGCTCTTTCCCTTTAACTACAATATAAGGGAAGGGTTTAGCAAGGTCAGGATTGTCCTTTTTCTTCTTCTTCCACTTGTCCCAAATCTTTGCTGATAACTCATTACGCTTATCTTTAGCGTCCATCTTGTTATCAAAATCAACAGCCACAACTTTTCTCGTTGCTACGTTTTTGACATTATAAATGTCTCGGTTCGCAGTTATCTGCATAGGTCATTCCTCTCGTTTAAGTTTAAGTCGTTGCTCTTTTGCAACCCGTCTAATGCCTTCCTTTTTCTTTCTTGCCCGCTTCTCTGAAGGCTTCTCATAAAATTTACGTAAGCGGAGTTCTCTAAATAATCCATCCTTTTGAAGTTTTTTCTTTAGAACTCTAAAAGCCTTTGTCACGTTACCGTGACGAACAACTACTTCCATCTACATCCTTCCTTAATCTCGCCAACCCTCACCCTTAATTAGGTGATTTAGACGATGTTTAAATATTGTAAACCACAATTTCAATAATGAATCTTCCTCATATTCACCGACATCTCTTACCATTAATTTGTATTGTCTATTATGAGGGTCACTTGGAGCCTGTAATTCTTTAAGAATTCTTGGAGGTATCATATGTTATCTGCTTCCGATTTATCCAACCTTAGTTCTTGAAAGATTGGTAAAAACAACGACCAACTGTCGGAGTTCTTATCTTTAATTTTTTCATTGTACTTAACTGAAACTATCTTGCCAACGTAATCTTTAAACGGTTTCTTTCTATCTTCGTCTGTAAGTCCAGAGCCAACATTCACTGTGAGGCTTCCATCTTTCGATACACACGATAGGGAACCTACCAGATGCTCGTATTTACCAGTGCCATAATTTACTGCTTCCACTAAGAGGTCTGCCTCTAATTCTGCTTTCATCTTCACTTGATATTTAGAACGCTTATTTTCCCAAGGAGAATCACCATTCTTTACGATAACTCCCTCTTCGCCATCTGCTAATGCTTCATTGAATATCACTTCGGCATCCTCATAAGAGGCTACCATTGCAGTTTTAAGAACCATTATCAGTTGTTTTTCTTGTACATTATACACTGCATCCATACGTTCTTGTAATACATCTAATCGGTCAAAGTAGGGTATTGCAGAGAATCCTTTTTTGAAATGTTCTAACGGAATCATATCCCAACACATTAATCTAACTCGTTTAGTTTCCTCTGGTGTTATAGTACCCTTTACTGCTTTATTTAGGATTCCATTACCAGTTTTTCTGTCAAGAACTTTCTCTTCCTTCTCATCCAGGACCAGTAGTTCACCGTCAAGGACAGCACCGTGAAAATGATTTAAGTTGTCCAATGTTGCAGACTTGTAGAATACTGTTTTCACAAAGTTATCAAAATGTCCATCTAACATAATCTGCTTGCCATTTCGAGAACGTACATCTACATTACCCTCTTTATCGATGATAATATTTGCTCTCATACCATCCATTTTCGTCTGAAGGAGAGCGGGATATTTGATGGCCTCGAAACTTTTTT